GATTTGGCCTTGTTCGGCTTGATGTTTTCTGCCGCGTCCGTGTCCACCACGACGTTGTCCATCATCCAGCGCAGAACCGGATTGCCGCCGTGCGCTATGCGCTTTTCCTTTACCAGCTTGTATAGTTCCTGTGTCGGAGGCGTCATTGACTTGAACCCCTGCCCGAACGAAGCCACCGTAAACCCCAGCGCGGTCAGGTCTTGGCTCATTTGTGTAGCGCCCCACATGTCGTATGCTATCTCCTGTATGTTGTATACCGAGCCTAAACCCTCTATAACGCTTTCTATGTGCGAGTAGTGTATGACGTCACCCTCTGTGGCGTATATAAGCCCCTGCTGCCGCCATACGTCATACGGTACGTGATCCCGCTTCACCCGCGTATACAAGTTATCTTCCGGTATCCAGAAGTATGGCAAAATATAAAAAATATCCTCATCCGGTTCTTTTGGCGGAAAAACTAAAACAAACGCGCTCAAATCGTGACTTTTAGACAAGTCTAGCCCGCCGTAACAAATCCGGCCCCGCAGGGCTTCCGCGTCCACCGGCACCGTGCAGGCGTCCCAGTTCGCCATCGGCATCCATCGGACGGACTGCTTTGTCCACTGGTTCAGGCGAAGCTGCCGAAAAAGGTTTTCTTCCGCTGGCGATTCTTTCGCCGACTGGTATGCGTCCCGCAGCTTTTCTATGTCCACCGTCACTCCGAGGGAAGGGTTAGCTTTGGCCCATACCGCTTCGCTTGTCCAATCGTCCGTTTCTTCCGCGCCGTATATAACCGGGTAAAACGTCGGATCTCGCTTTTTGCCCACGAGAATGTCTTTCGCTTTGCTGTGTACCTGCCAGCAGATGCTGTTGCGGTCGTAACCGGCTGTCGTTATTAAAAAATAGAGCGGCTGTTTGCGGGCGTCCCCGCTGCCGTGGGTCATGACATCGTATAGTTCCCTTGTTGGCTGGCTGTGCAGTTCGTCAAAAACCACACCGTGTACGTTCAGCCCGTGTTTGGTGTAGGCTTCCGCGCTCAAAACCTGATAAAAACTCATCAGCGGCTTGTATATCATCCGCTTATACGAAAGCCTAAGCTGGATCCGGTCTTTGAGCGGCTTGCATTGCTCAACCATTTGAACCGCGACATCAAAAACTATGCTTGCTTGCTGCCGGTCTGATGCGCATCCGTATACCTCCGCGCCGAATTCCTGATCTCCGCAGGTCAAATATAGCGCAATCGCAGCGGCCAGTTCGCTCTTGCCCATCTTTTTCGGTATCTCTACATATGCCGTGTTAAACTGCCGGTATCCGTTCGGCTTTTTCGCGCCGAAAATATCCCGGACGATCTGCTCTTGCCATGCCAATAGGCTGAACGGTTCCCCGTGCCATATGCCTTTCGTATGTTTCAGGCATTCGATGAAGGCCACTGCCGCGTTTGCCGCTCGCGCGTCGTATTTGGAATCAGGCAGGATAAAATTTGAAGGCTGAAAATCGCTTTTTCCTTTCGCCATATCTTCATCCTATCCTCATTAACCCGCTGCCAACTCACTCGCCGATTGAATAGCGTCCGCGTGTGGCATTTCCTGCCCGTCCCGGCGCAGAAAAACGTCCCGGTCTGTATTCGCGGCTGCTATATAGCGATTGACTATGACATCGCAATAGCGCGGATCAATCTCCATCGTGTATCCTTTGCGCTGGGTCTGCTCTGCCGCGATCATCGTGCTGCCGCTGCCGCCGAAAAGATCCAGAACAATTTCCCCGATCATGCTGCTGTTGTTTATTGCGCGAACCGCCAGCAGAACCGGCTTTTGCGTTGGATGTTCGAACCCGGTTTCCTTTGAAATTTCCCACGCGGAACCTGTCGCATCGTCTGAATAGAGGCGCAAATTTGCGCCATTTTTCAAACGAACCGAGCGGATTTTCTTCCCTTTCGGCGCTTTTTCCGCTATGAAAATCTGATCCCCGGCCCCATCCGTAACTACAACACCGCCCGTCACGGTCGTTTCAAAGCCGTCAGGCGTCCGTGCCGCTATTCTCCACACCGTCTGATTTGTACGGTCACCGAAAAATCGGACTGATTGCCCGGCCTTATTCGCATAAAAACACGGTTCATGGCCCCAATGGTAATCGGCGTGCCCCATTTGAAAGTTATTTTTCACCCAGACTAAATACTGCCGCTCAATAAGCCCGACTGCCGTCATCGCGTCCTCAAACTCGCGCCGTGTTGAACTCGCATGCCATATGTAGAATGCCGCGTCATCGGCTGCAAACTCGTATAGGTTTTTGAATGCCGGAATCAGAAGGTTTGAATATAGGTCATCGCCTTGTTTGTTGTCGGCCTTTATCATGTCCCAGGTCTTTCCGACTCCACCCGTGTATTCGACGCCATATGGCGGGTCTGTGAATACCAAATTGGCGCGCTTGCCGTCCATGAGGCGTTCTACGTCCGCGCGGTCGGTCGAATTGCCGCACATCAGCCTATGCCGCCCCAGAAGCCATATGTCCCCATACCGCGAAACCGGAGCGCCCTCATCCGCTTCCGCGTCATCCTTTACTGCGCTGTAGTCATCCTCATCGGCGCTGTCCGGGTCTGTACCCTGCAGTAAATCCTCAATTTCTGCCGCGTCAAATCCGGTCAGCGTCACGTCAAAAATGCCATCGTTTAGTTCGCCGATCAAATTCGCGAGCAGCTGCTCATCCCATGCGCCGTTTACCTTGTTTAGCGCCAAGTTGAGGGCCTTTTCGCGCTGTAGATCCATGTCTACTACTACGCAGTTTATACGGCTGAAACCCATGTCTTTTAGTACCTTCAGCCGTTGGTGTCCGCCGACTACATTGCCCGTTGCGCGGTTCCAGACAATCGGTTCTACATAACCGAATTCCTGTATTGAGCGTTTTAGCTTTTCATACTCTTTGTCACCCGGCTTTAAGTCCTGCCGTGGGTTGTACTCAGCCATGTGTAGCCGTTCGACTTTTACTTCTTGTATATCCATTATTGAATCCCCGCGTCAATTTTAAATGGTTCCCAATTGTCAAAGTTCCGCTCAAAGCTGACAATCCCGTCGAAAAAACCTTTATAAAACCTTGCCAATTCACTGTTTATAGTAATAACTGTGTTCTCTGTTCGCGGGTTTGTGTTTACGTTCGCGCTTGACTCAATGGCAAAATCATATTTCTCCCCAAAGCCACAATAAACTTTAGCGTGGTTTCTGAAGATAGCCACCCTTCCGCCGCGTCTCTGGTGTAAATCGCAAAGTTGAGCGTATTCGCTGGAATAGCTGCCTTTAAAAATTTCACCCACATAGCTGTCCATTCGGCCAATCCTGCCGCGTGAGAAATACCTGTCGATTTCTTGTATATCCTGTTGCGCCATGCACCACGTTGACATTGCCAAATACCGCAGCGGTTGTTCGCGCAAAATATGAGCAAGGAATGAAAGGCTGTCTATGTCGCCGCCGCTTATGATGTGGTATGCCGCGCCTTGCTTCAGTTCCCAATCGATTGAATCCTGAAGCTTTCTTTCCGACGTGAACCGTCGATAGAAATGCTCATCCTTTGTCTTGATTGAAGTCGTTTGCGCCTTTTTTATGTCGTTATTTCCCTCGGAATAGTCGTCAAATTGTCCCATTAAATCTGTCATGTTTACCGTTGGTAGCATCGAGGCTGTTTGAGCACTCGCCATATAGTTATCCTCCAAGTAGCCGTTCCATCACGTCGTCTTGCGGCGTTTTACCCTGAAGCGGTGTGCTGCAATTCTCTTTTACTATCTGGTATATGAAGAGCCATAGGTTGTTGGCCTGTTTCATGTATATCTGGGACATATTGACGTATGGCGTCGGAATCGCGGCCCCTGTTGTCGGATGTTTCGCGAGGAAACCGAATTCTGTTACTGCCTGTTCGCACTGTACCCACCGCGCCACCGCCTGTGCATATCGCTCGATTATCTCGATGGGTATCAGTTCCGCGCATCGGCTTTCCTGTAGCCATGACCACGTCGAGGCGTATATCTCAGCGGCGATTGTCGGTTCACCGTCCCGCTGCCGCGCGGATAAATACTCGCGCGGCTTTGGCATTCCCGCGCCTTTTAAATCGGCGGCCCCATCGTCGAATGTAAAGACCTCCAGCCGCCTTTTCCCCGGATTCCCGTTTAATATTTTTTCGTTTAATGATTTTTTGTTGCGGCCCGCGCCGATGCGCGCGCCCCCGTGCCCGTCTGCCATGTTTTCACCCTGCTTTGCTCTCCGTGATTTTGTCGGAGCGCCGACAAAATCGACGAGCGCGCCGATGCCGCGTCCGACGCGCTGCCGAAAGCGTAAAACACGCCCACCATACGTGTTTTCCGCTTCAAAAATCAGCCTTTTTACGGCTTCTCCCGCCGAATCTGGGCCATCCGGCGCGCGGCAGCCAATAGGCCATCTTGAAATCGCGTTTTTTCGCGCGAAGCTCCAGCGCCGGTTCCAAAAAAATTTCCAGCAGATATTCAGATTCCCCCCGCCACTAATTTTTTTTTCTCCATCGGCTTCCGTCGCGCGCGTGAAGGCGCGAGTGGCATGCGTTACACAGGCTCATCAGATTTTCAGCGGCGTGTGTGCCGCCGTCCTTTAATGGCTTTATGTGATGGACAAGTTCAGCCGGGGTCATCCGGCCAGCGCGCTCGCACTCAGCGCATATCGGATGAGCGTGGATATATGTGGCGCGTATCTTTTCCCATCTCGCGTTATACCGCTTTGTGGAAACCGGATCACGCGCGTTGGTGTCGTATTGCCGCGCGTATTCTTTCGAGTGCTTTTCACAAAACCTGCCCGTGACTAGTTCAGGGCAGCCCGGCCATGAGCATGGGCGTTTTGACTTGTATGGCGTCTGAATCACCTTATCTACGAAAAAGACCAGCGCGACAGCCTTTGCTGTGTGCCGGTCTTTATAGGGGAGAGCGTATGCTCTCAGGCTATATAATATCATTCGGTATTGTCCAATTGTGTCCAATCTTTTCAGGTTTTGTTGCCCGCGTTTATTACCGCGTTAATACCCGCTATAAAAATATCTGATAGTTGATACCCGTGCGAGGCTCTGAGATTGTCTGCCGCGGCCTTGACCGAAACCGGCACCCACATTCCTATCATGACCTTTTCCTCTTGCGCTGCGTTGAATACGGCTTCATACTCTTTCGCCGTCATTCGCGGCGCTGCGAAGGCTTGCGCCTCTGTTATCGTCATCGGCGTTATGACTTCCTTACGTGTAGCAGAATGGCTGTGTTCGGATTCCTGAATGAATCCGTATGTCCACAGGAAATATTCCCCGTTGCGCTTTCGGTATAGTTCCATCTCTTTATGGCTTTCCGCATTGCCGAGGCCATCGTCAAAAGTGAAAACCAGTTCCGCTGTGTTTGGATCGTATGCGCGCCCGTTGAGCGTCTTTTTATTTCTTTTCATGAGAACCCCTTTCAGCCGGGTTTAGCCGCCCGGCCCGGCTGTTTTGTTTAAGAACCGACTGTTACTCTTTCGAATCCAAGTTCCCGTGCTTTAATTCGTGCCTGTCTGCAGGCTTCCGTATACGTACCAAAGAATGAATTCGCCTTTTCAATATCGCGTGTATCGCTGCCCATCCAGAAAGCCCAGTTTCCTAATCCGCGCGGTTTCTTGCCGTGTGCGCGTTCATATTCGTTTGTCCGTACCTCTATTTTCATTGAAATCCCCTTTCTGCCGGGTTTAGCCGCCCGGCCCGGCGTCCTATTTATTCCGCTGCTTTTATTTGGCTTTCTTTGTATCCGAAAAATGTATTCCCGCAGCCGTCTTTAAATTGGTATACAAATCCTTTGTATTTATCGCTTTCCCATCTTCCTACGTGGGTAACCGTGCCTTTGTGCTTTCCTTCTTTCGTTTGTACCTTTGAGCCAATCTGGTATTTTGCGCTTGTCATCTTGGAACCCCCCTTATTTAGTTTCCTCAATAATAGCGTATTTTTTAAATTTTGTCAATTTAAAATACCGTATTTTATATTTTTTAATATGTAAACTTTTCGTGAACGAAAAAAGGCACCCGCTATTGCGGATACCTTTTTCGATCATCATACAACAAAAGGAAAGGGGATTCCCTTCCTATTTTATAATATCGGCTGCAAATAAAACAATATGTTATTCTATCTCTTTTGTTACGCTTCCGCTTATTTCCGCGAGGGCCAGCTTATGATACCTCATTATGCTGCTCCTACAATAATTCGTTGTTTTCGTAATTTCTGTCCAACTTTTCAGGTTTATATACCGTGCCTGAAGTATGTAGCGATAAAGCGGATTTTTTATGCCGTCTATGGCCTTTTGAACGTCGCTGGTGACAACCAGATACCGCACTATATTTTGCGCGTATATGTCTATGTAGTCCAGTAGTTGTGCCGTCAAATCCTCCAGCTTTCCCTTGCGCCATTTTGGGCGACCGCATCCGCTTTCGGAGTTTAGTATCCGCGCGGCCTGTTGTTGTTCGTCTTTTAGCCGCTGAATGTGCTGTTTACAGGATTCTACCATTAGCGAGGCATAATATGGCTGATATAGGTAATTTATTATCGCGTCGTTTGCCGCGTCGTTTTGTCTTTTCATTGTTTGCCTCACTTATTTGCCGTCAGGAATTTATTCGTTTAACGCCTTTTCTACGTCATTGATCCAACTGACAAAGTGAACCCTGCCGCCCGCCTTTGTTATCTTTTCGGCCATTTGCCGTTGAAGCGGCGATATTTTCCCTATTAATGGACGCTTAACCTCAAACCCGAAAAACCGGCCTTTATATACGACGCATATGTCTGGTATCCCGCCCACCGCGTATGGCCCGGCTGCCGCTTTCCATACCGCGCAATCAGGGCGATTTTTTAAATAATTAAGTATATTTTTCTGCAAATGTTTTTCAAGCGGCAAATATTCGTTGAGGGCCTCGCGCGCGTCCTTCATGTTTCGGGCGATGCCGCTCGCGATCATGTCCTTCATGACACCGTTTATGTCTTTAAACTGTTTTATGTATTCGCTCCACTCTTTTCCGCTCCAAAACATGAAATCGCTTGACGTCACCACGGGCACCCCATTCTTTTCGCTTCATCGTCTGTGATTTCGTATCCTATGTCATCCAGCGCCGTCTGTGTGGGTATATGGCAGCCCGCTTCTGCTGCCTTGTCCTGTATCTCTTTTATAACCGCGCCGAGCAGGTCGTTCAAAAGCCGGTCATTGGGAAGTGCCGCTGCTGCCGACTCCATTTCTTTGGTTCCCAGTTCGCCATATGTATGCCTGTATCGCTCATAAAAATCATAGGCTTGCCGAAAGCAACCCTTTACCCGCTTAATATTCCCCGCGTCGGACGTCATTTCGGCCTGTAGATATCTGATCGCCTCATCTTTATTTGCGCGTACTTGTTCCATGAGGCGTTCCGCGTAATCTGTGCGGATACAATGCCCGGTTACGCTTATTTTACTATCTGAGGTTAAACTTACGTTGAACCCCAGCTTTCTCAGGTCGATTATGGCTTTCATTGGTCATCCCTCTTATGTCATTTTATTTCTTAGTCGAACATGAATCGAACGACTTTGCAAATTTTTTTTCTGTATACGCGATCCCCGCGTTTTCTCACGTCAGACGCGTCAGAGACGTCAGGAACCTTAAAAAACGTTGATATCATGCGCTTTTTTCCCTGACGTTCTTTGCGGTATGTACGTCATGAATCTGTCAGGAACGCGTCAGGGCGCGTCAGGGGATGTGCCCATCCTATATCCTGACGTGTATTTATTTATTCTGACGTGTAATATATATATACACGTCAGGGAAGTAATGGCGCTATTATCGCATTTGTGTGTATCCCTGACGTGCCTGACGTGTCTGACGTGTGTTTTCCTCGCGCGCGCGTATAGGTTCCGCGCGCATGTGTGAAAACTAGATTATCTCTTTTATTTCCCCGGATTTTACAAAATCATCGGACAAGTATCCGTCTATTTTAGCTTTTTTTATCCATAAATATCGCGGCGATGAGCCGTCTTTACGCCATTTTCGCTTTGTCAAATTGGAATTTTTATCGTCTACGACTATTATGCCGTCATCTCGAAGGCGCTTTCTTACTGTCTTATCGTCTACAGTAAAATTGCCGTGATAGAAGTCGCTGACCGCTTTGTATGCCGTCCCCGGTATCAAGTAGTAATAATTTGTATCCTCATACCCGATAAACTGTTTCATCGGCAAAGCCGGAGGCTGTGCCGTCGGGTCATCGCTGCCGTCTATGTCCTTCACCCAGCAGTCCCCTGTACGGAGCATTTCTGTTAAAGTGTCTATGTATATCCGGCCCGGATTTTCGTTTACAATCGCGATATTATTTATTTCTATCAGGTTTAGGATTATCTGTTTAGCCTCTGCCGCTAATACTGCCATATAGCTTTGATCCTCGTATCCTGCCGAAGCCGCGTATTCTAGGAACATGCCAAAGCCAACCATAAGCCAGGCTGCCGCCGATGCCTGTCGCATGTGTTCGCTGGACTTTATGAATTCCTGCTGGTATCCCTCGAACCGGCTTGCCAGATCCCCTTGGAGAAGCCTGTCCGCGTTTTTTAGTATGTATTTTATATATCCCTGCATGGCGATGTTTAGCT